CGGGTCGAACCATCCGAAGACCTGTTGCGGGATGACCGGGGCATGAGGAAGCAGCCGGTTCACCACGTCATCCTTGATGAGCCGACGTTCGCGGCTGCTCACCGTCCGGGCCTCGTCCTGGTCGATCCTCTCGACTTCCTTGGCGACCTCGTCCATCACGACGCGCGGACGCAGGTCGCGGTGCATTGCCTGGTACAGGAAGCCGACGAAGGGGCCGGAACGGATGGTCAGACGATCGTCGCTGCGGCCGAAAGGCGAGACGAAACCACGGGTCGCGTGCTCCATGGGGCCTGGTTCACGGCAACGGTGCTCGGCCAAGGCTGCGTCGACGTCGTCGTGCGGCATGCCATCGAAGCGGAAAACGTTGAGGTTGCGAGGAAACATGGGCTGTCCTTAGTGGTGGGCTGACGGCAGGAAAGGGAAGAAACAGCAGGCGGCGAGAAGAACGCCGCAGGCGAAGGCGATCAGGGCATCGCCGTTGGAAAGCTGCCGTTCGGGCCGCCATCCCTGCGCAAACGCTGGCTGTCGCGTAGACTGGTGCCGGGGCTTGAGTGCCGGCGCGGTGTGACTGTTGAAGCGCATAAACCCTCCTACGGGTGGTTGTCGTGCAGGTGCGTGGGGAGTGCTGCAATCACTCCCCCTTGCCCCGCCTCTTTTCCGGCGTCGCCGGGGATTCGTTGGGACCGCGCTGGAACACCCAGCACTTGACGGTGCGGCCCTTGCCGGCGTCGGTCGTGTCGGGGATCCAGATGTCGCTGTTCACCGCCTTGACGTCGATGAACTTCCGCACGCGTGACCCGCGCAGATGCTTCTTGAGCTCGGCGAGGCTGGGGATCTCCAGGCGGTGTTCCTTCGCCACTTCCTCGAAGTGGTTGAGGTTCACGGCGATCTCGTGCGGGTTGCGGCTGTGGTTGAGCGTTGCCTGCTTGGCGTTCCAGGCGTCGAGGTAGTCGAAGCGTTCCCAGAACGCCTGCACCACCTTGTGGTCGTCGCTGATCGACTGTTGCCGCTCGATCGCCATGGCCTGTATTTCGGCGACAACGGCGGCCTGCTGCTCCTCGGTAAGGGTGATCACCTCGCAAAGTCCCGCGAACACTGCCATCAGCTGGCCGTGGTTCTTCGCGATACGCGTCGTTTTCACGTCGGGGTGATCGAGGATGGCCGCCTCGTAGACCGGCGCCTTTTCCTCGACGACCTTGAGCACCTTCGCTTCCGCCCTGGTCGCCATGACGAAAAAGTGGCTCACCGCGTCGGTCGGCATCTTTTCCAGCTTCAACGCGGCGGCCCGGGTGGCGGATGTATGGGCGGACGTGTCCACGGTGATGTGGACGATGCGGGTCAGGATCGCCTCGCTCGCCTCGACCTTGGCGTTCTGCGCGATCACGATGGTCGAACGGAAGGGCGGCTCGCGTGTGTCGTTACCGGAATTCTTCACGCCCACGGCGCGGACGCTGCGGCCGTTATAGGCCGTCTTGAGCTCGTCCCAGTCGAACTTCTTCTTGGCGTCGTCGCCCTCGCGATCGCTCTCGATCAACACGACGGGCAGGTTGGATACCTGCGCGAAGTTACGGGCGCGGGCTGCGAGCGTGGCCTTGGACGGATCGAAGCCCTCGTAATCGCTGCGGCCGACGAGCTTCCACATGAACTCGATCAGCGTCGACTTACCGGCGCCGGCTTGGCCGACCAGTTCAAGGAACGGGTAGCTCTTGTGCATGCCGCGAAGCTGCTCGGCGAACAAGCTGCCGAACCAAAACGTCAGGGCGATGAGCCCCTTCGCGCCGAAGCACTGCCACACGAGGTCGATCCACTCGGGGCGGTATTCCTTGCGGTCAAGGTTGATCGACAGCGAAGGCGACTGCGATAGCGTCTTCACGTTCGTTTTGCCGATCTCGAAATAGTCCTCGTCGTTGAGCTCGTAGACGATCCCGCCCTTGATGGCGATATCGCCCATGACGTAGGCCTGGTGCTCCTTGCTGTAGCCAACGAAGTCGACCGTCTCGACGGTCTTGATGGCGAACAGCTGCACTTTGATCATGCGGTCAAGCTGCTGGCTCGACCCGGTAAACACCGCGCCCGCCGCCATGCTCAACAGGCGCTTCTTGAACTCGCTCGCGCTGGCAAGGCTCGATCCTGCGAACGTGTTCTTGATCGGCTTGCCGCTGTGCGGAAAGGTGACGCGGTAGTAGTACCAGGACTCGTCCGTGACGGGATTGGCCTGGTAGTACAGCGGCGTCGGGAAGCAATTGGCGATTTCAGAGTTGTCGCACGATTCGGCCAGTGCCTCGGCGCGGAGCTCCTCCTCGTCCTTGTCCTGGTCCTTTTCGCGCATCTGCGTCATGGCCTTGTCGTAGGCCTTCACGTCGAGCTCGAACCAGAACAGGCGGCTCTGGAACTCGTAGAAGAACGTGCCCATGCCGGTGCGCGAGTAGATCAGGCGCGCCTTGTCGGCGGCCGTCTTGGCGATCAGCAGCGAGCCCTGGTACCGGTATTCTTCGATGTTCCGCTCGCCCAGGCGCTCGGCGAGGTGGAGATCGCTCCAGTCCTGCTTGCTGCGCGTCGTCTGCTCGATCGTCGCCGCTTCGCACTTCCACTTTTCCTCGCGGGCACGCTTCACCCAACGCGCGGTGTAGTCACGCCCCGCGCTGTCGCCGTCCAGTGCCCACACCAGCGTCGGCCGCGGCTTGCCGATGGCAGCCCGGGCGGCGTCGACGCGATCGAGGAACTTCTTCGGATAGTTGTTGCACGACATCGCCGAGACGGCTGCGATGCCGTGGTGGCCGAGGGCGACGGCGTCGAAGATGCCCTCGACGATCCAAATCTCGTCGACCTTCGCGAGCTCGTCGGTGCCGATGGTCGGCGGAATCCAGCACTCGCCTGTGTAGCTCGTGCCCGGGGAGAACCGCGCCTTCATCTTGCCGAAGCGCTGCGGCCGGTCGATCAGACGCTCCCAGTACGAGCCACCGGGCAGCGTGAAGCGGATCGTGGCGGTCGTGGCGCCGGAGTCGTGGTCGCGGTACCACTCCTGCGTATAGCTGCCCTTGACCCGGGCAAGATTGAACCCGCGCGAGCCCGTCAGGTAGGCGTCGGCCGCTGCATACGGGTTGCGCTGCGCGGCGGCTGTGACCTATTCGACGTCGACCAGCTTCGCATGGAATACAGCGAAGACGAGTTCCGTCAGCTGCTCATGTGCGAATTCATGGACGACACGGCGTCGGTGTTCCCGTTCGGCCTGGTCAAGCGCTGCATGGTCGATAGCTGGGACGTGTGGGACGACGTTCGCTTCGAGGCCCCTCGCATCATCGGCGACGCGCCTGTTGGCATCGGATTCGATCCTTCCAAGGGCTCGTCGGGTGGCGACCCGTCCGGTTGCACGGTTACGGCGCTGCCCACGGCGCAGCGCGACCTCTTCCGCATCCTCGAAAAATTCCAGTGGCCCGGGCAGGACTTCGACGCACAGGCTCGATCTATCAAGGGGCTCACGGAGCGGTACAACGTGGCCGATATCGCGATCGACGTCACCGGCATGGGCATCGGCGTGTACGAGCTCGTGAAGCAGTTTTTTCCCGCCGTCCGTGCGATCCACTACTCGCCCGAAGTGAAGAGCCGGATGGTGATGAAGACCACTGACGTGATGAACAAAGGCCGCCTCGAATGGGATGCCGGCTGGACCGATCTCGCATCGGCCTTCATGGCGATCCGTAAGGCCATGACGGCCAGCGGCCGCCACGTCACATATGAGGCAAGCCGATCCGACGACGTCGGCCACGCGGATCTCGCGTGGTCCGTCATGCACACCCTTATCCACGAACCGCTCGAAGGCCGTGCGGCCAGCGGCAACAACGTAATGGAGTTCTTCTGATGGCAAAGCGTTTTCGCCCCAGTGCTGCCAAGCACGCGCGCATTGATTCGACGCAGCCGACCGCCGACGCCGGGCGCTTCGAGGCGTTCACCTTCGGAGAGCCCGAGGCGATCGACCGTGCGTCGCTCCTGGACTATTCCGACCTCGCGCAGAACGGCCGATGGTACGAACCGCCGGTCAGCCTTCGCGGCCTGGCGAACATGATGCGGCTCGCGCCTCACCATTCGTCGGCGATCTATGTGAAGCGGAACCTACTCGTCGCCGCATTCGAGGAAACCCGCTACTTGTCCATGGATAGCTTCACGGCGTTCGCAACGGACTACGTCACCTTCGCAAATGCCTACCTCGAAATGGTTCCGTCCATGACGGGTAGTTTGCTGACATTGAAGCGCTCGCCAGCCATGCAGACCAGGGCAGGCGTCGATCCCGATACGTTCTGGTTCGTATCGGACTCGCGCATTGAGCACGCATTCAAGCCCGGCTCGGTTGTGCACCTGCACGACACGGACGTGACGCAGGAGGTCTACGGTGTGCCCGAATATCTTAGCGCGCTTCACTCGGTTCAGCTGAACCGCTCGGCGACGCTGTTCCGCCGGAAGTATTACGACAACGGCTCGCACGCCGGTTTCATCCTCTACATGACGGACGCAGCCCAAGAGAAGGCCGACGTCGACGCGATGCGCGAGGCGCTGCGGCGATCGAAGGGCCCGGGCAATTTCCGCAACCTGTTCATGTACGCCCCGAACGGAAAGAAAGACGGTATCCAGTTGATCCCGATCAGCGAGGTTGCCGCCAAGGATGACTTTGCAGCGATCAAGAACGTCAGTCGCGACGACGTGCTAGCGGCCCATCGTGTGCCGCCCCAACTGCTCGGCGTGGTCCCGACG